TACGACTTATGAAGTACAAAGACACTATCCATTCCCTTATGCTGCCGGAACAGATTTAAGATTTCAAGTTGCAAGTAGTGTAGCGACAGCAGCGGTAGTCAGTGTTAATATAGGTGGTGTTTTAATACTTAATGAGACAACATCAGCTGGGTATTAATATCGGGGGTTAATCTATGCGTAGGTTAACAAATGGAAGATTATGGTATTGCAAGCGGAGTTAAGGGTCTATCAAAAGGATTAAACTCTGCTAGAGAAGCAGGAAAAGAACTTACCAAAACCATAGAAAGCATCCAACACGATGCTGTTGACGTTGCTCAACAAGAATTAAAATCTCACAAGCGTCACAAGACGCAAGAAGAAATACTCAATAATTCATTGATTTATAAGGCAATTCAAGAATATAAAACTCAACATTCAATTATTCAAGAAGAAAATAAAGCTGAGGCTGAGTTTAAAGCCAAGTACGGTAGTAAAGAATGGGACAAGGTTCTTCAATTAAAAGTTGTTGTTGAAAAGGAAATGAAAGAAAATAGGACCCATTACGGACATAAATTAAAAGATGTTCAGAGAGTACAGCTATATTGTTGGTTTGCTGCTTTTGTAGTAACTTGTCTTTTGTATTATTTTAAACTTGTATGAACTGGGTGTTGTATTGGTTTGCTGTATTTTTGATTGAGTTATTTCTCATTGCTTACATTGTGTTTTTAGATTGGGAAATTAAACAATTAAAACGTAAGCCGATAAAATTTAAGATAACACGAACCGTAACGGAAGAACGAACCAAGAAAGAAATTGTGCGTGGATGATGACATATTCAAATGGTGGACAATTTTTGCGTTAATTTGTATGATGTTAATTATTCTCTTAAAGGATTGATATGGATTGGTTAGCTCAAATTGCTCCCGGAATTGCTACTGCATTGGGTGGTCCACTTGCAGGACTTGCTGTTACTGCCGTATCTAAAGCTCTCGGTATTGATGAAAAAGATGTTCAATCAACGATTGAGTCCGGTAAATTATCTGCTGACCAGTTGGCAAGTCTGAAACAAGCTGAGGTTCAATTGCAAGCAAGGGCGCAAGAATTAGGTTTAGATTTTGAAAAACTTGCAGTAGATGACCGTAAATCTGCAAGAGAGATGCAAACAGCAACTCATTCATGGTTGCCACCAACATTGTCCGTCATCGTTACAGCAGGATTCTTCGGTATTTTATTTGCTTTGATGACTGGATATGCCACTAAGTCAGATGAGTTAATGATTATGTTAGGTTCGTTATCAACCGGCTGGGCTGGTATTTTATCTTTTTACTTTGGTTCATCTGCCGGTAGTCAAAAGAAAGATGAACTATTACATCAAAGTACACCGACATGAAAGAAAATTACGAGTCCTCATTAGCGCACGTTCTCAAGAGCGAGGGATTGTGGAGTGACAACCCTCTTGACCCGGGAGGAGCTACGATGAAAGGAATTACCTTTGCGGTTTTTAAAGAATGGAAACGTAATCAATATCTTACAAAAGATGATTTAAAAAACATTAGTGACGAAGATGTACATGACTTATACAAACAACTCTATTGGGATAAGGTTCATGGTGATGACTTACCTAGTGGTGTTGATTACGCTGTATTTGATGCTGCTGTAAACATGGGTGTTGGTAGAGCATCTAAATTATTACAAGAGTCTGTTGGTGTTGCTGCTGACGGTGTGATAGGACAAGGTACATTACAAGCTGTCAATCAAGCCAATACACGCTCTTTGTTAGAAAATTTTGCTGCTGAAAAAACTGAATTTTACAAATCATTAAGTGCATTTAGTACGTTCGGTGCAGGTTGGTTAAATCGTGTGGCTGAAGTGAAAACCATATCGGAGAGTATGATTGGATAATCATTGGGTACTAGGATGTCCGGGAGCGTCAAATGCCAAGTGATGCCGATGTTATAGGAGTTATGCAAGGACAAAATGCGAGTCCTGCATTTGATTTTTTAAATACGCAAAAAGGCGATTCTTTATTACAAGAAGCACAAAAACAATATCCGTATTTAGCTGATAAAGATATTGTTTATAAATATACTCCAGATATAACAGAAGAGCGTCAATTAGAATTTGTACGTCCGGACGAAACTGAAAGACCTGAATTTTTCCCACAAGGAAAGATAGGTATTCAAGTTTTTAATCCAAGCGTAAAACCAATAGATATTCTTGCTGATTATGTTAGTCATCATGGTGTAGAAAATGACCCTCAATTGATGCAATTTTATCAACAATTTCAAAATGTTACCTCACCTGAACAAATGGCAAATAGATACGCATTTCACAAAGAAAATTTAGGTGAGAATCGAGACCAATCGGAGTGGCAAAGAATGACAGGTATGCCGGAATTGTTTAGAGGATATACATTCAAACAATTTGGTCCTGAAGAAGAAGCAAAATCATATTACACACCACAACAATTAGAAATACTTGATAAAGTAAGGAGTTATTTGAATGTCAAATAAGCCGAACCTTTCTGTTGGGAGAGGAGAAAAGCTATCCGTTTCTTCAGGAGGCGGTTTGACTGCCAAAGGACGAAAAAAGTATAACCGAGCAACAGGCAGCAACCTGAAAGCACCGCAGAAGTCAGGACCCAGACATAAATCATTCTGCAGTCGCTCTAAAAACTGGAAAGGTCCAAGAGGTAAGGCTGCCCGTAGACGCTGGGGATGTCGTTAAGGCTGTTGTACAAGTTGTCCCTCAAACACATAGCTACCCATGTGAGCTAGGTTAATCCACGGACCAGCCCATATCTTGATACCGTTATCTCTAGCTATCTTACAGAAGCCATAATCCTCGGATAAGAGACGTTCTGTACCTTCTTCAATAAAGACTGGGAAGAACTCATGGATACGGTCTCTTTTCAATTCACCGGCAAGGTCGTGTACATCATTGACGTAAGACTTAACAACTCCTTGCAGCTTCTCTAATACTTCTCTTTTGATAAGCATAAAACCAGTACCACCATTCCATATTTCTACCGGCTCATTCATTGGTACGGTAACTTGAGAAGCGTAGTCTACAAGGTTAACAACAAAGCTACCAGTATGATGCTTGAGCTTATCTTTAGAAACACCGTTATCCATTGCAGTTTTAACACTGTCCCAGTTAATCTCTTTCTTTGGATAGATGCCACAAATAACCTCCTTGTCTGCGTTGACCATGTGTACGATGTCATCCGGATTGTAACGAATGTCTGAATCAATAAACATCAAGTGTGTACAGTCTGTTCGTAAAAACATATTGCTTAGTGCGTTTCTAGCTCGTTGGATGAGCGACTCATTAAACATAAAACTAAAGACACATTCGATGTTGTTGTTATTTAATGTTGCCGGTGTTGTCAGCATGGATTGTGCATAAACTCCATGACACATCCCAGCGTACATAGGAGTCCCAACAAACAGTTTTGGTTTCTTTTCTTCATTCATTTCTCACTCGCTTTCTTTAGGATGTTTATTTCAACGCAGGTTAGTCTATTATCTAAATTCATGCCATAATGTCTAGTAAGGACTCTAGCCATTCTTTGACAGTCCTCTAAGGTTTTTACTGGTGGTGAATAAGTCAACGCACCATGAGAGGGGTCAACCAACATTAATACCCAAACAAAAATAAAATCGTTCATTTCTCACTCGCTTTCTTTAGTATTGCTTTTGCAAAATCCGTCATGTAAAGTTCGCCAACACCATTCTTTTTCCATGTATGGCATACGCTATCAGCCACTTCTCTTATTTCATCTTCTGTTAGTTCACGATTTTTTAACTGTTCTATTTCAGCCATTAACATTTCATTATGTTTTTGCTCTGCTAGTAAAGCTGCTTCTTGCTGACGTAGCATATTAGCAGCATCTTTTACAAAACCTCTTGGGTATGCATCTTCAATTAATTGTGCTAATTCATTTGCTGTCATTTTTATGTTCCTTATATTCTTCTATCATTACGACACAACTACCCCCAGTGTGTGTAATCCCTCGCTCTACAGTTAACTTCCATACCTGACTATCATCGTCAATAATTCCTGCGTCTTGGATTGAATCGAGTATTGCCTTACAACTATTATCTATATCCATGAGTCGCTTATTTCTAGGTCTCAGAATAATATCTATTTGTACTGCCATCTCACCTAACTTTGGAACATTCTTTTCAATGACATAAGCTGCGACTTGTTCTTTAAATTCCCTACCACGCTTAGAAAGAAACTTACGATTACCGGAAGTAATCCAATAATTGTTTACACTAGGCGGATAGGGAAGATAAAGTATAATCAAATCAATACCATTTTAGAATGGCACATCTGAGTCATCATTACGTTTCACTTCTCTTGGATACTCTATTGTTTCTCTTTCCATTTCTTGAGGAGTTTTCATTACTGAAAGTGAAAACAGATGACCGTTGGCATGAACTTTTTTCCATGCTGACAATCTGATAATTTTACCTTCGACCATGACCTGACCTTTATAGTCTGGATGTGTTTCTGTTTTCTTTTCTAGGTTTTGAAATAAAA